GATGCTGTGCTTACTGCGATACGTATTGCCACATATGGTGAATCATTAAACATGGATATGGACATACCAGGAGTTGGTGACAGAACTTTTGAATGTAATCTTACTGAAGTATTAGATGAACTCAATGCTGCTGAATATGCTCCGTCGTTTACTTACAATGAATATACAATTGAAACTGCTCCAATGAATTACAAAGCATTTACAGATGTTGCTATGAAAACATTTGAGGAGCAGAGAATTTTACAAATTGTTAACGATGATGAAATGTCAGAGACAGAAAAACTTCAACGATTCAATGAAACATTCAACAGAATTACAGAGATGAATATTGCTAGTGTACATGGCAGTGTTGTAAGCATCACAGTTGGAGATGAATCAGTTACCAACAAGCAACACATAATGGAGTTTCTAGATAATGCTCCTGTTGATGTGTACAAAGCTATTATAAATCATGTTGACGAACAGCGAAAGAAATTTACAATTAAATCTAGAAAAATTGTTTCATCAGAAGAGGACAGAGCAGCAGGTGCTCCAGAAGAATTGGATGTACCTATTAGTTTTGATGCTTCAAATTTTTTCGCATAAGGATCTTAGCACTTCCGATTGAGGAAATATTAGAACATGTTAAGGTCCTAGAAGATGAAATTAAACAATTAAAATATGATTTAGCCAAGTTGGTTTGGCACATGAGAGGCGGACTTAGTTACAATGATGCTTACCTTCTAGGACCTGATGACAGAGAAGTCATAGTACAACTTGCTGAGGACAACATGGAAATTGCTAAGAAAACTCAACAACCTTATTTTTAATTATTTTGTAATCTTGTATCCAGCAGCTTTTACTTTATCAATTGCTGCTTGAGTTTCAGCATCAGGTGCTGCTCTTTGTGATTTAAACGTAGCTTTTGGTTCGTCTTGAGCAAATCTACTCTTATCAAATCCAGCAGCACCGCCATAACCTTTGGCAACTACTTGTTGAATAATGTTGCGTACTTCACGTTTGGTTAAAACGTCTTGTCCTTCAGCTTCGTAAACACTTTGATTAATTTGTCCTGCTGGTACAACTCCACTAGCATTTTTTACAGCAGTACCAGCAGCTTTAGCTGCGGCGCCTGCTTTTTGTGCGCCAACTTTAGCCATGCCACCAAGTTTTGCTGCTGCTTGTCCAGCTGCTCTAGCTTTATCTTGTCTTGCTTGGCTACGAGCTGCTTTTTTATTGCCTTTGCTTTGGAAATTCTTAACAATAGGTGCTGCTACATTACCTAAACCTTTTTGATCAAAATATTTCATAACAGCATCAACAGTTGGTTGTTGCTTTGATGTTTTAAGATATGTTAACAACTCAACTTCCATTTGACGTGCTTCATCTTTAGTAGCACCCTTAGCAGCTTTTTTGGCTTGCTTCATCATTTTAGCTTTTTTAGTAAATGGAATAGCTTCTTCTAATTCATTTTCTTCGGCAATAATTTGAAATACTTGCATAATATAAATCCTAAAGTGTTTTGTTAATATTATTTATCTTTATCAAGATGAACTTACGTTCATCTGTGTTTTTCGTTGTCACTCAAACACTTTTTTATTTATTATAAGTGCGAAGCACTTTAGTTTCATACAGATTAATTGGTCAGACGGAACCTTGCAGAGGCTCCATCTTCTCTTGCTTCATACGAGTAGCATGGCCGAGATTCGGAAGTAGGTGTTTGACTTTGCTACTGGGCTCTGACCTTTCCCAACCTACGTCGACATCACGCAAAATGCGCTATCCCCCGCTTCGTTCCTAGTGCTAAGGGGTTTTCGTAGCATACAGCCTGTGGGACTTCACCAGTGTCTGATCACGTGGTTACGTGAAGCTCAAGGTGGATCGAACAATTCCGATCAAACAGTGTCCTGATGTGCCTTTAAATTTTCTCTAAGTATATTTGAACCACCAACTCGAACGTTTATAATACCGTTGTAGTATTCATCTGTTTCTAAAACTCTACGTTCAAATTGTTCTCGTGCCTCTAGGTATGACATTTCGCCTCTACTTTTACAAAAGTATAGTATCTCTCTTGTAAAATTGTTTTCGCCTAATTTTTCTACGTCTGCTAATAGTTTATCTGAAGATCCCCAATAGTCTCTCCAATCTGATTCTTTTGTTCCGCGTCTTTTATTCTTTTTGCCTTTTAATGGTGGCTTGGTTGTTTTAAATTTTGCTAGTTTTTTGCCTACGTATTTGCGATTGTCTGTTAAATTGGTTATAAGGTAAACGAACCCTTCGTATTCGTCTGATACTTCAGTTATTTCTTTACCTTTGTATGTCCAACTCATACTGTAGTTACTTGTTTGACTTTGCTTCTCGTGCCTTTTCTGGATTGTTTTTTGCTCTGCCGTCTTTTACATGTTTAATATGTTCTTCTAGTACTTCTGCTCGTCTGTCTAAACACAAATATCGTATACTAGACAGTGCTTTACGTACTTTTCTACGTTTAAGCTCTGCTGGTCTTTGTTGAAATTCTTCATTCAACCTAAAGTATTCAAGAACAGCAAGTATAATTTTGTCATGTGTATCTGATTCCATTATTCTACAATATCAATATCTGTTGCGTAACTGGTAAAGCCGTTTTCTTTAACAACTCTTAATACGTTATTCACTCTGCCTACTAGTTCATCCTTATGACTAATCAAGAACACGTTCTTATCACGCTCTCTAGTCATCTTTTTTAGTATGCCTATACTATTTTCTACGCCTGCTGTGTCCATTCCACTGTCAATAAGCTCGTCAATGAACAATAAGTTAATACTTTGGTATAAACTTTCCCAAACATCACGGAAAGCAAAGCTAAGACCAAGTATTAGCCTGTTACGTTCACCACGTGACAGGTTATCAAAGTCTAAATCTTGCCCTAGTTGTGTAATTTCAACGTTTAAATCGTTTTGAAACACAACTTGATGCGGCAATCCTATTCTATCTAAGTAGTATGTTAGCCTATTGTTTAGATATGCTAAGTTTTGATCAATGATCTTCTTTCGAATAAACGAATCTTTGTTTGTTAACAGTTTTAAAAGAAACTCTTGATGTTCTTTTATATTTGTTAGTTTGTTTACCGGTGTCCAATCAATGGGTTGAAGTGCTGTGTCTGTTAAGTCGTCAATTTGTGCCTGGTATGGATCCGCCTCTTGCTGTTTACTTAGCAATGTTTTCTTCAAATTATCTACGTTGTTTCTATGTTCATATGCTTCTTTAGCATTTTCGTAAAATGTAGTAGGCTTTCCATTAATATCGCCTATTTCGTCTAATGCTTTCACAACATCTTCAAGTTTACCAGCAACTTCTACTTGATATGACATAGTATCTTCAAGTTCTTTCGCTTTTTTGGCTTCTATCTCTGCTTTTTTATCTACATGAAGTTCCTGTCCGCATGTATAACATGTAGCGTCTTTTAATTCAACAATATCTTTGTTTAATTTACTAACACTCTTGTCGGCACGTACCAGCGCTGGTTCTAATGTGGCTAATTCTTTTCTAAGAGCTGATATAGTGTTATTGTGTTCAGTCCAATTTGCTAGTTTTTCATGAGAATCTAGCTCTTTTTCGATGTCAAGCTCTTCTAAATGTTCTATAGCACTAGTTAGTTTGTCTATATCGGATCTTTGTTTGGATTTCCATGCTTTTTGAGTTGTTTCCAAGTTATTAATAGTGCTTTGGATGCCTTCGTTTGCTTTTTGTATAGCTTCGATCTTTAACGTTTCTTGGACAATGTTATCTTTTGTTGTTTTAACTAACTCTTTAAGTATACTTGCTTTCTCGGATAACAAGGTAATACCTAATAATTGTTCAATAATAGCACGTTGATCATTTGTACGCATACTCAAGAAAGGTTCGGTGTATGTGTTTAAAGCAACAATGTGTTTAAACATATCATGGCTCATATCCAACAAGTTATTGATAGTTTCTTGTGTTTTACGACTATCGCCTTGGCTATTATCTTCAAACTCGTCTTTTTGTTCTTGGTCATTTACATAAAACTTGAGAATGTTAGGTGATCTACCACGTTCTATACGGTATTGATTACCGCCTTTCTCAAAATTAAGGGTGACCAACATGCCTTTAGAGTTTGTCTTATTGATAAGATTGTTTCTCTTGATGTTGGTCAGTGCTTGGCCGTACAAGGCGTAAGATAATCCATTGATTATAGTAGTTTTGCCTGTACCGTTGCGTGAGCCTGAGTCGTCACCTCCTTGATCTAAGTTTTCACCAAGCACTAGAGTGAGTTGATCCTCTTCAAAATCAACTGCTTGGGTAACATTACCCACACTCATAAAGTTCTTTACTGTTAAGTCTTTAATTTTTATCATTCTAAGCCATTATAAATTTCTAAAAGTGTTGCTTTATCAAAGTTATCGCTGTCAATTGCCATAATTTCATTACTAACAATTTGGTCAACACTTTCAAATTGAGCAATGTCTAGTTCGGTATTGATTTCTTCTAGTTGTTTTTGTGGAATAAGTGTGATTTCTCGACAAGCATATTCGTTTATGAATGTTTCTTTAATAAAACTTGCTTCTTCGTAACTTACCGGCAAGTCTAAGGTAACTCGTAGATACATATTTGGTTTTATTAATGTTTCTTTCTGGTCAATTAGTTGCGATAGTTTTACTGTACGATACTTTGGACAATCTAACCAATTTATATACTCAGGTTCGGCATTGTTTTCAAGATCTAGTATCATCATACCACGATCATCGTCCCAAGCATCGGCATAATTGTGTGGAAACGCATTACCAATGT